TTCTTTGCACACGTTCATGTACAAATTAACTTCATCAGCAGTAAGGTCAGGCTTGTCCCAAGTCATTCTAATAAACTCTTCCTCGAAAATATTGCGATCTTCTTGCGATGTGTAGCAATTAATGATCTTTTGAAAACGCGAGTTAGCTAAATTGATAGTGAGTTTCTCAATACAGAATTTATGTTGGCGGTTTAATTTTTCTTTATTGATCTTTTCGCCAGTAGCTTGATTGATTTTGTTAACTACGCGCTCAACAGAACGCGGAACTAAATACTTTACGCCAATAGCGCTTTCGGATTCAGGTTGACCTTCTGCGTTTACCGTTCTAATGAAGTTGGCTACAGCTCTCTGCTCAACTCCAAGGTTAACAATTCTGCGATCAGGAAAAATGAGTTCGGCAATTCTTACAGCAGACAATCCAATAGCTGTTTGATCAATAATAAACTCTTTTTGAGACTCTGAGAACTCAATGTCCGCTGCTCTTTCATACTTAGATGTTTTATAATTGATTTTGTTGCTTGCTAAGAACGATCTAATAGCAATTCCCTGCTTAGACCGCCCATCAAGCTTCTCATTAGCAAAGAATTTGCGCGTGATAGTATTTAAATCAGGAAATTGTTTGGCTAAGTCTCTAATTTGTGTTGCCTCTTCGTTTGTGAAAGAGATGTCTGTTGTTTCTTGTTTAGCTTCCACTTAAAATATCCTCCGATTGTAAAATTTTTAGAGCTACTTGTCTAAATAGCTTCTTAAGATTTTTGATTTGTTTATATCCAGCCTTTTTACCCTTTTCGTTCGTCTTGTAGCCCATTTCCGCCGCTACCTTCTCCTCGTCCACACCGTCAACGAAAAGCCTTGTATAGACCCTGTATTGCTTAGGAGCAAGGTATAAGCGCATTTCTTCATGAAGGCGAGCTGCGCTAGATAAAATGTCAAAATTCTGATCTCGCATTGAATGAACAGCATCTGTGTGGCCTTCGATAGATACACAAAGCTTAACATCGTATGCGCTCTTCTTTGTTTTCTCCCATTTCCTGTATAAAGGACATTCAGAACACTGTCTTCCGCTTGGTGTGATCGAGCACGCTGGTGGTTCGTTGCCTTGATTATACTTGCAACCTAAACATGGGCGAGTATAGTTAGAGTAGTTGTTGCGAAGCAAGTTCTTGATCTGATTAGAAGTGATTCTAGCTATCCAAGGTTCAAGTGCGCGATCTTGCTTCCACATATGCCACTTCTTTGAGATATGGAATCGCACAATCTGTGCGACATCTTCGTAATCCATCCAACAAATAGCTTTGAGCTGCCAGATATATCTGTGCTTCTCAATGATTTTGTCTATAATGTCTTTTTTATCTTCGTAGGTTATCTTACCGAGCTTTTGAGCTTCCATATTTTTCGGGAGATAGGCCATCAATACCATCAGAGCGCTTTGCTTTGAATTTCTTAGCTTGCGCTTGCATGGGATTCCGTTGTAGATCTTCAAGGCTGAAGGCTTTAAAGCCTCCTTCCATTGCGATTTCAACGTCTAACGACTCTATGTGTGGAAGCTCCTCAATATCGGAAGAATCTTCGTCATCGTCTTCTACTTGTGAACTGCGAATAGCAGTTGGTTTCTGCTGAACTTTTGCCGTTGACTGTTGAACAGCTTTCGAGCCAAAAGAAGAACCGCATTTTGAGCAAAAGTTTGGCGCAAATCCAACATACTCATGTTTTGCGCCGCACGATGAACAGAAAGTGATAGCCATATTATTATTTAGATATGCGGTCAACCTTATCGTTAAGGTTTTCCAGCTTTACTAATATCTTAGTTATATCTTTCTGTATTTCAACCATTTTGTCTGTATTAACTGGCTTTCCTTCGTCATCTACTATCTTTGAAAGGCGTCGAGAAATATTTTTTACCTCTGTATTAACGTAAGACATTTGCTCTGCCTGAACTTTCATCTCTAAAGCAACAGGATTAAAATCATCCTTCTTTACATACGTTGTATTTAGGTAGTACAACGTACAGGCGATCAAAATTCCGCCAAATACCTTAATAATATTTGCCCAACTATTCAACTGAGACGTTTTTGACGCTGCGCTGCTCATCTTTTATTCTATAACGAAGATTAATATTGTTAATCTTCTTTACAACAAATTTTAAGATTTCGCTTCTTTTAATATCTTCTTCTGAGAACTCAAAAGTATAGATTCCTTTTTCCATGCAGTCTTCTCCAGTGAAAAGTTCAAAGAAATCAAAGAAACCATTCTTAACTTTAATGTCGGACTGCATAAAATCTCCGCATAAAAAGATTTTTGTGCCTTCTCCGATTCTAGTTAAGAGAGTTGTAATCTCTTTAGCTGTAAAGTTTTGCACTTCATCAGCAATAATGATTTTATCAGTGAATGTGCTGCCTCTTAGGAAGTTAACTGGTATTGCGGTAAGCCTACCATCGTCTTTAAGACGGTAAGCATCAGTAGCTTCGATCATTTCGTGAACTTTATCCTCAAGAGGAATCAAGTAAGGCGCAAATTTGTCGCCAACTGTTCCGGGCAGTGCTCCTAGAGATTTCTCTCCGCTCTCTGCGATTGTTCTAATGTAAATGATTTCTTTGTCATTGTTGCTAATGAGGTTTAACGCTGCGTAAACAGCCATAAATGTCTTTGATGTTCCCGCTGGTCCAGCGATGAAAGAGATTTTGGTCTGCTCGTTTAAAAGTATTTTTAATAAGTCTTGTTGCTTATCTGAAAACTTAAATTTTCTTTCTTTAAATTTGATTTCTTGTTTTAGTTGCGGAATTGTGATTCCCGCAGGTTTAGTTTTCTTGTTCTTAGGGGCTTTTTTTGCCATAAAGTGTTAAACCATCTCTTCAATAATCTGCAATCCTCCTTTAGCTACTCCGTTGGAATCAACAGAGAGACTTTGATTAGATAAAACGCCAGCTACCGAAAAAACAGTAGCGTCCGACATTGTAATTGTGCAGGTTACTGTTGTGTTTGGTTGATAATCAGATAGCCAATCTGCATTGGACAGTCCGTTTACTTGCAAAGATTTTGTAACTTTAGAAACGCTAACTTTTTCGGGATATTCCGAGCCAATAACAAAATTTGGAACTCTATCAACTTGAATATCGAAAGAAATATTCTCGTACTGTGAGATTGGAGTAGTGGAAAAGCTTGGAGCAGAGAATTGAATTGTTGTTGCTCTTAAAGGCGAGAGCAAAACCTCAGAAGAAGCTTGCTGTTCAGTATAAGCGTAAACTCCTGTGCCATTAGCTAATCCGTAAGAGTCGAATTGTAAAGCGGCAGACGCAACTTTCCAAGGTTCAAACGATGCGGAAAAACTTTTTAAATAACATTTACTAAATTGGTAATCTGGAACTTTGATTGCTGATCCGCCAACAGAATCTCCAGTTAAATTGATGATTTTGTTGATTTCTCCAGAAACTAAAAGAACATTTGCGGAAATACTTGAACTTTTTGGGCCAGTTTGAATGTAGTAATCCATCTCCTGACCAATTCTTCTAACTCTTTTTAAACTAGTTGTGTTTGATGCGCTTAAACTAGTTGCGTACAAGATGTTGTCGGTAGCGCTATCAGCGTTCGTAAAATACGCCCTGATTTTATCGTAAGTAACGTAAGGCATCTGATTATTTTACACTTTTTTTGAACTGTTTAAGATCAGCGTCGTCAATCATTGCTAGCCGTTTCAAGAACTTGACATTTTCCAGTTTCACGTTCTGCATAACAAGACGACTGCCGCCAGTAATGATTCCTTCTTCGTTTACGTCGTAGATAAACAAAGTTGTTGACATTAAGCCGATTCTCACAATTCTCGCTGGGCTTTTTGTGCCGTCCCAAAACATTAAAACGTCATCTTCTTTTAATCCAGATGTCATTTTAAAGATAATGCTCTTGACAATGTTGATGATAAATTCTTTAAACAGCAACGAAGCAACGCCCGCTACCAAAAGTACCGAATTTTGAGAAATAAAAGAATTCATCTGATCTTCCATGCTATTTTTTACACTTTAACTGGAAAAACCACCTCTTGAACTACTATAACTTATGAACGGAAAAGGATCAAAACGTCGCCCATCTTCTATCTCTTCTGACGAATTCGCAAACAGAATTGATGATATTTTTAAAAAGAAAAATAAGGTGCAAGTGCCTGTTCTTCAAGACAAAGACGGCTACTTCATTGTAATTCCAAAAAAAATGCTCAAAAAGGCTGGACTTAATGAAGGAGATAGTGTTGATTTCACTCCATCAGG